GAAGAGTTTTTCCCCTTGGCAGAAGGTACACATCTGGGAGCGGACCACCAGGCATTAGGCCAGTCATTGCAGACAAGGCCACGGCTTGCGCCACTGATACTGGGTCACAGCTATACAGGCGATCGTTGGTTTGTGCTGCTTGCCGGAAGGCCAAGGCAACTCGACCTGCGGCTTTCGCGCCTTCTTCTGTGCCTGCCATGGCTTGAAGGAAGTCGGATGCTTTCGACTCCACAACGTTTCTGAATTGATGTGCTGGATGTAGTGCGTTGCTCATTTGGTTTGTCCTGTGTAGTTGAACCTGAATGTTCGTGTTGGGTCGCCTTCAATCAAATATTTTTTGGCGAGTTCGGGGTGATCGGACTCGAACGATGAACGATCGAAACGAGTCCTGGGTTTGCTCTGAGACCATGTTGCGACACCGGAGATTCCATACGCGGTGCCGATTTGTTCTTTGATTTTATTTTCAAACTCTTTCTTTTGTTTTTCGAGGTCGGCCAACAAGGATCTGGTTTGCTTTAGGTCTTCTGCCAACTGGAGTTGGTCCTCTGACGGTTCAATGAACGTTTTGGATTCCTGCTCAAAAAGCTTTGCCAGGGACTTTGAACACGCAGTCGATCCGTCAATCTCAGGAGGCTTGCCTCCACGAATGTGCTTGTCGTACCAATCTCGAACGTAGTCCAAGATTTTCGACTCTACGTCTGCATCTCGGTAAATGTTGAACGATCGGTATTCGTCTGACATGGTGGCGAACGCAGCAAGGTCGCATCGATCATCGTCAGTGACTGCCATCTGCCAAACGCATTGAGCCGCATAGTAGGGCGGGACATTGTTTGTGCCGGCGAGACCCCACCTGTAATCGAACTTTCGAGTGGACTTAATCTCCAGCAACCACTTCCCAGAATCAGACTTGACGAAGAAGTCAGGTCGAGCATGCATCCATGGCTCTGGTCCAATGATTGGCTTGGCCTCGTACTCTGGTCCTTTTTTGATTTCAACGTTGTTCAGGTGGGCGTAGTGCGCTCCGATTGCCGGTTCGAGGATGTGGCCTCTTTGCGTTGCCGCTGAAGATGAGCTTCCGCTCAGGCCGTGGGCTCTCGCCCATACATCCCAAGGGCTACTCCATGGAGACAATCCCAAGATTGCCCCGATGCTGCTGCTGCCAATGGTCGGTAGATTTTCGTTCATGGTTGGTTTTTTCCTGTGTTTGACTGTAGGGTATCACAGTGTGATGCATATAACATCACTCAAAGCGGACATTTTCTGACTGGATTTATTTATGGACATTCGATCGTATCGAGAGACTCAACCCTCATTCAACAGCCGATTTGGGTTCTGCAAGTGGATCAACGAAACACTCATGCAGAATGGGCTGAGCATCTCTGTTCCGTACTTGCGTGACTTGGAATCAGGCAGGTCGATACCGTCCCTGCGCCTTGCTTTGGCCGTGGAAGACTTCACCAAGAAACAGGTGACGGTTCGAGATTGGGTTGGGCTTTCTCGCAGGTGATTTACGCTTCTGCTGGTTCAGAAGTTTTGAGCACGTACATCATGCTCGCAAACATCTGAGCGAGTTCAAACTCGTTGAGAAGCATTCGATTTAGCTCCGAGGAGCTTCCGGCTTCGCAAACAAACTCGTCATCGTCATCGTGAATCGCAAATCCATTCTTTGTTTCAATCATTGACCAGCCATTCGGCAGGCGTTTGAGTACGTCAATCATTTCACGAGCACCCGATTTTTGTGTAGACCTTTTGCCGCTTGCGAGCGAGTCCATGCATTGCTCCGTCATCATCAACGCAATCGATAACAATCGGATTTTTTTTCTGCGGGTGGGGCCGCATGACCCTGCCGATGCGTTGCTGTACTCGACCGAGAGCTTTTGTCGGAGTCGTGAGCACAACAGTGTCGAGTGACGGAAGATCGAGACCTTCATCTGCGACCGTTGTGGCACATAGGACTTGAATCTGTCGATCATTCGCACGGGTCAATACCTCTTCTCGTTGTTTCTTCGTCATTCGACCGACCAATGGTTCGGCAACTATTTGATGTGATTTGAGCGCATCAGCCATCCAAATGCAGTGATCCACTCGATCGGAAAGCACCAAGATTTGACGGCCTTCCTTGCACGCATCAAGAATACGATCGACAATAACCGAGTTTCGTTGCATGTCATTCGTCATTTTAGTGATGAGCTTTGACCAGTCAACTCTATTTTTAGGCCCGATGTAATGAGTAAAAAACCACTCGATTCGGGGTGGTACGACATGTCCAGAGATGGCCAACTGCTCGTTGGTTATTTCGAACACCGGCTGCCCAAAGTGCCACCACAAAATGGAAGTGAGTCCATCTGGTCGATCTGGAGTAGCAGTCAGTCCAAGTCGGTGTCGTGCTGGCATGCAGAACATGACTGAACAGAAGGTGTGGGCTGGGACGTGGTGTGCTTCGTCAACAATGCAGAGTCCAAACTGTCGTCCGAACTCGTATCGATCGGTGAACGACATGCGTTCAAGTGTCTGGAAAGTCGCAACGACAATCCGTCCAGAGTCGTCTTTTTTGCCCGCGCCATATTGAGTTGCCTTCGAGTTGAGCATCGTTTCAATGCGGTTCATCCACTGTACTGCAAGGTCGTTGGTGTGTACGAGAACCAATGCTTTTGTGTTGTACCGAGTCATTGCAGTCACCCCGATTGCGGTTTTACCGGCACCGCAAGGGGCTATGACGACACCTTCACCTGAGTTGTTGCACCATTCGGTCAGTGCTTTTTCTTGGTAGTCGCGCAACGAAAAGCCTGAGTTCAACTGCAAAGGCTCTGCCTCTGGCATGGTCCTGACATCAACCATTTGACCAAGGTTCATTTGAGAGGCCGCTTTTCTCGGAACCGCCAAGCCTCCACCCCAAGGATGATCGAATGGAATCCGATGGCAAGCGTTGATGTGGGGGTCAGGAATCGGGACATACTTGCCTCTTTTCCTCATGCCCATCGCTACGTTGTATTCAGGGTTTTGAATCTTGAATCGGCTCAGGGCCTGCTCTTCATGATTGTTTCCGGGTGCTAGGAATACTCCTCCACCCAATGCTACTTTACTCATTATGCCTCCTTACTTTTAATCTCTATTACTTCACTTTTAGTCCAGACATACTTTCTCTTGCCTGTAAACATTACTCTTTTCTTTTCATAGCTTAGCTCTCGAAGTATCTCCGAGATTCTCATTTCGTCTCTTCTGTTCATCCGCGCTCTTTCAATCTTCAAGCCATCTTCCATGACCATTGTCATCGTCACGTACCCATGCTGAAGCAGCAGGTAGTTGGTGATTGGCTCGATCCATGGGTCATCTTGTCGGTAGATTTTGCTTGAGTCATGCCGCTTGATGTCCATCTCTTTGTCGAGATACCAAGTCTCACCTGCCTTGAAGGCAACGATGGCCTCGGCCCACAACTGGTCTTTGTTTTCACGAACCCAGTGCAGGTTCACTTCGTTCGTCTTGATGGGCCAGTACCGGCGAGACCCCGTCATGTCATTGATGAACTGGGCCTCGTTGGTGGTACCCGCAAAGACAACGTGGCGTTTGATCGTGATTGCATGACGACCGTATGCTGGGCGGAAGTTGTCCTCTTGCGCGCTCAGGAACGCCTTGGTTGCACTGTTGGCTGACCGTCGCACAGAGTCCAACTCCGCTACTTCGTAGATCCAAGCGCGAGCAATCTGGCTGTACGAGTTTGCAGAGCCGATGTCGAGCGGGGTGTCGGCAAAGTACTGGTCAGTCGCGAGGGTTCGAAACAGCGTGCTCTTGCCTGCTCCTTGATCACCAGCCAAGATGAGTACACAGTCGGCCTTGCAACCCGGTTTGTAAGCGCGAGCCACGGCTTGAATCAGCCACTTTTCTGCCATCTTCCGATTCAGTTCCGTGTCATCACAGTCCGTCGCCTCGATGATCCATGAGGCCAGCCTCGGCGTTCCATCCCAGTGAATGGAGTCCAACCATTCAATCAGAGGGTTGCGCTTGTTCTCCTCTCCAATCAGTTGAGTCGTCGCGCTCACTGCGGCTTCTGAGTACTCCAGCCCATACGCTCGCGAAACCCAGAGTGCGATTCTGGTATCGTCGGTGTCCCGGTAGTCGCGGTCATCAAGCTGAAGGGTGTTGGTGAAACTGTTGAGCCACACTCGACCCCTCCATCGACGATCGCGGCGGAGGATGATGTACAGGTTGTTTTTGTTCTTTCGGAATCGTCCAGTCGGTTGGCCGTTGCGGTCAGTAAACTGATCCATCAGGTCAGTGATCCGACCGTCAGTTTCGTTTTCAGGCAGGCTTGCTTCTTCGGGACGTTGGTTGGGCTGATTGATGCAGTGTTCGGTTTCAGCGAGGTTCAACAGGTCAGCGAGTCTTCTTTGTCCAGCAGCGAGGACTTCATCCAAATCAGCCATCGTTTGACTCCAGCGGTACGCGGTAAAGGGTGTGGTTGGGGAGTTGATCACAAATGGTTGCCGCGTAGTCATCGCCGGAAGCATCTGAGTCTGTTGCAATAAAAACCTTGAGGTCGGTGGGGATGTTCATCTTACCAAGTGACTTGTAGCTGCCAGATGTACCAGCAACGATTGCGAGACGTAACGACTCACGGTGTGACTGCTCACATGCTCGCATGAAGTCAGTAATGCCTTCACAAATCAGGATGCCATCAAGCGAAGAACTCAGGCTGCCGCGCATCAATCGTTGTGCGAGTGAGTTCGCCATCAGCAATCCACCGGCCTCGTATCCACTGGGCCAACGGGTCTTGGAGCCCGAAGGCTGGCGTCCGCGAGTGTATGCAACACTCCGGCAGTGAATGCTTGCGAAAGTCCCGTCAGGCTCAAAGCAGGGGGCAGCAACACGGTAGATGCCACCCCACTGGTGAGAGAACCAGTCTGGGTACTTGTAGTCGTTGGGCAGCGGCAGGATCCGAATGCATTCGGTTGTGTCCAGAAGCTTCGGAGAAAACCGTCGCTCAATCATCCACTTGCTCAACTGGTTCGCAAAGTTCGCTGGCTGTTCAAGCGCAGTCTCGACCGTGGTGCTTGCGGCCCACAGGGTTTGCAGTTCTTCCTCCGGTGGCCGGACGTACCCTTTGGTTGGCATCGGTGTGACCACCGGTCGCTTGCTGGGGTCTGGCTGGACGTGAGACGGCACGCCGGAAGCAGTGCAGTACCCTTGCTCGGCAAACCAATCTCGAACCACTGACTGCTGATTGCGGTCAAGGTTGGACAGCTTTTGCTGAAAGAAATGGAACGCAACAAAGTCAACTACGTCACCTTTGGCTCCGCACCGATGGCATTGCCAAGCAACCTCCGCTCGGTTGAATCCTACAGGGCCCCGCTTCTTGTCACTGGAGCCGCGCTCCAACATGCCGCAAGAAGGGCACGGGTAGATGGATGTGCCGTTGCCACGGCTGTATTGAAGTTCTGTTGCTGTTTGGGCGATGCGTGCGCCTTTAGCGTTTTGAATCCACATGGTTACTCCTGACAGGTTCCTGAGAGAGCACCACCGGAAATCCGGTGGGCTCAGTCAGGAGCCCAAGTTTTGGGGGGATCAATCCCCAAAGGGCGTGATTGTGTAGTCGGTCGATTGACCTTCTACAAACTGTTTTTGGGGGGGACAATCATTCCGTCGATGCGGTCAGCATCCTGCCCAATGATGCTGTAATGCATCTTCAGGTCAGGAGTGATCGTCAGTACGACTTTCATTCCAGTTGTGCGGTACACACGATTCATCCAAGACACCACGGTGTCCAAGGTTGGAGCCTTTGCCTCACGTTTGAGGATGCTGCGAAGCCGTGATCGACTGGTGCCGTAGATGTAGGCCATCTTTGAGTGCTTGCCTTTTTGCAGGCCACCCATGGCTTGAGTCATCTGAAACACCAGTTGGTATGTATCGATGCGCTCGTAGTCTTCGATTTCATCGAAGTCATTCATTTAGGCCCATAGCCTGCCATCTTTCTTGGAGAATGACATTCATTTGATCCATGAAGTCGTCTATTGGTAGTTGGCGATCGATAAGATCACGCATCTTTTTTGCGTACACAGGGTTTTTGGCTTCTAATTCTTCCCACGCTCGATCTAAATCTTCTTTAGTTTTAATCATTGCTCTTTCCTTGTTGTTTGTTTGTTTGTAAAAGTCCCGTTGCCGCAATACTTACTCACACGGGACAGGCGAGTGTCGAGGATGCGCCCGATAGCGCAGGAGAGTCACAGGGCATGAAAGAACCACTGTGACAACTCTCCCGTGGTCAGTTGCGACTGCCTTTGCACGCGAGAGTGTGTAGGGCATATTTCGTCCCTACAGTAAGTACTGGGGCAGTCCACGCTCGGCGTGACAGACTTTCTGAAAAAAAGTGAAAAAAGGTGGGGCCGCCCCCCCGCTTAGAGGCGACCCCGGTGACTTACTTCGCTGCCTCTTCCCCTTCCCCAAGGGTAGGAGCATCTTCGTCAGCCACCAAAGTAAGACCGCGCACAGCTTCAACCATGGCCACATCGAAGGTGATGTTTCCATCGCGCTGCTTTTTGGGCAGCTTGTCGAAGACTTCTCGGTCCAGCATGGCCAGAGCATCACCCACACCAGACTCTTTGAGCAGTTCAGACTGCTTGTCGGAGTTGGAGTTGATGGCGACGGTCAGTGTCTCAAGCAACACTTTTGCCGTCTGCTCCTTGGTAAACCCTGCTCGCTTTGCGAACAGTGCCATTGCAACCTTCCACGGAATCGTGGAGGTGGCCTTGACTGGCTTGGACTTGCTGCCGCGCTTGAGTTTACCCGCGACCTTTACGACGAGGTTCACGTCGATCTCAGAGTTGTTGTCGATGTCCCGCTTTGCGATCGAGACTGCTTTCGTGTTGAACGCCTTTGTAAGGGCGATGATTTCTTGTGATGTGAGTTCCACAGCACTCTCCTGTTCGTTGTTGATTTATGCTTCCCCGATTGGGAACCAGCGCATCTTTCGTTCTCCCTTGTACGTGACTCGTACTTTCTGAAGCCCTTGCTCTTTTAGGGCCTTTGCTACTTTCATTTCCGTCAGCCTTTGCTGCTCTTCCCATCCAACTGGGTCAACGTACTCGGCGACCACTTCTGTTGTGATGTCGTACCTTCGGTATGAAGGCGGGTTGAGTTCAAGGAACTCTTT